CTGAAGTCTTGCGGGTCAGCTCGTCGAACGCGGCGGTGTCCAAGTTGAAATAGTACGGCTGAGCATTTGGGCGCAGCGGCTGGATGATCAGCAGGTGCGGGTACGGTTTCACCGCGCTGGCCAACGGTGTGGCCAATGACCCGGAGCCACCGGTGGGCAGAATGTTGGCCAGCGACGGGCTGACATTGCCCGCCACCCGGCTGACCTCTGAGGTGACCTTAGCCGCCTGCTCCGTGAATGTGCCGAGACGTTCCTGCACCTGAGTGGCCGCAGAAACGGTGCGCCCATAGGTGGAAGCCACCTGGCCGACCTGGGACTGGGCAACGCTGATTCCACGCATCACTCTCCCCAGTTTCTCGCCAACGGCCGGGCCGACTATGGGAATGTTCTCCAGCTCGCCGGCAGCCCCAGTGATATCACTGATTGCGCCGGTAAGCGGTCCCAGCATGCCATCCAGGCTCACCCTTCCCTCCTCGCCGGCAGCGACCAGCCACTTGAGGGCCGATTGCAATTGTTCCATGTAAGCCATCAGCCCTCCTTACAAGTGTGGGTCGTCATAGAGCAGCTTCGTGGCTTGGCGCCCGGACACTTCGCGCATGAACTGCTCGAACTGCTGCCGGTTGTACGGCTCCAGCTCACGGGCTAACTGCGCGGGATCCTTCACATCGCCATGCACCACAATCGAACTACTGGGCGAATAGTTGAAAGCCTGATCAACCTTCGCTGTTGGCTTCGAAGGCGCCGCAGCCTTGGCCACCTCCTGCAGCGGAGGCGGTGGCGGTGCGGTCTTGACCAGCTCGCGCACTACCGCGCCAGGCGCGGTGTGCGGGGCAGTATCCAGCTTGACTGCTTCGGGTACTGCCGGAGCCGTAGCCGCCACTGCAGCGCCGATGGTAGGCGGCTCAGCCTTGGGCCCCTTCGTGGTCACCGAGATAGCATCAGGCTTATCTGCCTCAGCCACTGCCGGGGCCTTAGCGACCACCGCTGCGCCAATGGCGGGCCTTTCAGCCTTGGGCGTCTCCTTGGCCTCCGGCTGCATGTCTGCAACCTCTGGCGCTTTTTCCTCGCCGAACAGCTTCTTGCCCAACCAACCACCCAGCGCATCACCACCAAGGCCGCCCAGCGCCATACCGATGGCACCACCGATGGCCGTCCCGATAACCGGGACCACTGAGCCAATTGCAGCACCAGCGGCTGCACCGGCCCAGGCACCTGCCACACCGCCAGCGGCGCCACCGTAGCCCTCAGCCTTCTCGTCTCGGGTCTCGGCGTTCAGCGCCGTGTCCAGCACCGACGGCACTGCGTCCACCAGCTTGCCGCCGGGGAGCCTGCCCATTACCTGGGTCACGCCTCGCACACTGCGCACCATACGTCCGAGGCGTGTCGCCTCGCCCGCTGCATCTGCGGCGCCGACCAACGTGGGAACGAGGACGGCCGGCACAGTTACTGGTGGACGCTTCACCGCCGGCAACGCTGGCACGCTGGGCGCTGGGCGTGACGGCGACAGTGAAGCCGCTTGCCGGCGGCGCCTACGGCGGGCACGCCGGCTACCAGGTTCAGCCCGTGATGAATTCGCGACAGTGGACCCCATGCGACCAAACGCATCAGTGTTCACCACAAAGACCCGCAGCGGCTCGCCGCCAGCTGGACCAGAGGGGTCATTGCTTGCGCGAGCACCGAGCACCTTGCCCAACGCCCCTAGACCGGCATCGACCACTGGATTGCCAGTCACGGGCATTGGTACTGCGTCCGGCGCCGATTCTGCGCCGCCGCTGCGCCGTCGCCCCCAGGCTCTACCACGGGCAACGTTGGAAACGCCTCGCGCAACCTTCGCTGCGCTGCGGGCCGTCATCAGCGCGATGACCGCCGATGTCAGCCCAGCGATCCCCAGCACCACGGCGGGCAGCTTGTCCGACAGCTTGGTCATGCCGCCCAGTACCGCTATCAGCCCCTGCGCCACGGCATCTGTGGCTGGCCGTATCGCATCACCGATACTGCGCATGGAGTCGTTCCAGGCCTGGCCGAGCTCTGCCCAGCGCTGGGACGGCGTTTCCCGTCGCTCTGCCAGGTTCTTGTCGAGAATGCCGGTGGCATTCTGCGAGTCGGCCTTCAGTTCAGCGTAAAGCCCCCGATTCTGCGCGTAGGCCGTCAGCGCCGCCTTGACCTGCATGTCGGCGAAGAGATCACCGGTACGCAGCGTCTTCTCCAGCGCTTCCAGCGCAGCCTTGGCCTTCTCCGGGTCGACTTCCTTATCGATGCCGGCCTGAGCATCCTTGATCTTCTTGGCCTTGGCGGGGTCGGTCGCTTCCACGTACTTCATCGCCAGAGCCATCGACGACTCAATAACGTTCATCCCTTTCTGCACGCCAGTGTTCAGGGAGGCCTGGTAGTCGATGCCGACATCCTTGTACGCCTTGACCACGTCACCGGCGCCGATCTTCTCCATCCAGTTCTTGAGGTTGTTCGCCGCTTCGTCCGAGCTGCCGGCGGTCTTCATCTGCACCTGTAGCATGGCGCCCAGGGACGTCACCGCATCCAGGCCGGTGATGCCGTTCTTCTCCATGCCAGCGAGCAGCTGCGGGAACCACTTGGCCATGTCGCTGGCCTCGAAGCTCCCCGCCTGGCCTTGGTAGGCGATGGCCTCCAGCGCCTGCTGCATCACCCTGGGATCGGTGATCTTGGCGTTCTGCTGCAGCGCCATGATCATGCTGGCTGTGTCGACGCCCGAGGCGCCTTGGCCGACCGCGAACTTGGCCGCCACCGGCGTATAGGCCATGCTCTTGTCCAGCTCCATGCCGGCGCCGACCAGCTGATTGATTAGATCAGCTACGGCGTTGCGCTCCATGCCGGCGTCCTTAGACGTCTGGATCACAGTGCGGCCAAGCTGCACTTCCTCAGGCTTGTTGACAGCATCTGCCTTGATCGCGATGTCGCGGATGATCGCCTGGTAATCCGCACTGATCTTGGTCGGGATCGCGGTCAGGCCCATGCCCACGGCAGCGGCGCCAACGCTGGTCTTGAGCCCAGACTTGCCCTGTTGGATCTCCTGGTGCCCCTTGAACTGGAGTGAGGCGGCCTTCTCCTCACGGCCGAGGCGCTGGTACTCCTTGGTCAACCGGCCGACTTCGACTCCCTGCTTTCTGAGCGACTCAAGATTGCCATTGAGCTTGCGCAGCAACTTGTCGGCGCCGGCCACGCCCGTGTCATGCGCTTTCTTCCACTCGGCCTGCAGCTTCATGGTCTCGCCAATGGTGGCCTTGAGCACCTTGGCCTTGTTGCCTTTTTCCTCGAGCTTCTGGATGCGGCCTTCGACCGTCTTGAATGCGGCGCCGACCGAAGCTGCGACGGCGCCGCCGATTACCAGCGCTAATTGCATTCTTGCCATCAGTTACCCCCCATAGGCTCAATCCGTGAGCCACCAGCACATATCCGCGAAAGGCATGTCCTGTATCTCGGTAGCCGAGAAACCCAGTTCAGCAGCCAGCCGCTTGGCCAGCTGCTTCTGCACCTTGGGGTCAAACGTCGTCTTCGCTGACCAGGCGAAAGTATCCGGCCTGCAGCCGGCTGTAGTCCTTGAGGGCAAAGCCCTCCAGATCCTTGATACCGACCTCGGCCAGCGAGGCGAACAGGTTCAGCTCGCGCTGCTCGTCGTCGGTACCGCCAGTGGCCTGGGCGCTACGGATGTCGCGGACGGTTGGAGCCCGCAGAGTGATGCGGTCGACCTTTATACCGTTCAGCTCGCTCGGTTTACTCAGGGTCACGGTGACGCCGTCGTCAGTGATCAGCAGGTAATTCGGCAGGGGCTTGCTCATAGTATTGTGTCCTTCTGTTCGAATGATGGATTAGAGACCGAGGGCGGTGCGCTGGGCGGCGAGCTGGTCGACGCCATCGATCACGCGCTTCATACCGAGCGGGTCGATCTCATAGACCAGGCGGCCGTCGATCTCGAGCTTGTAATAGGTAACGGCAACGGAGTGCTTGATCTCGGCCTTGTCGCCGGGCTTCCAGTCACCCAGGTCGACCTCCTTCAGCCGCCCGCGTAGGGTTACGACAACGGGCTTGATCACACCCTTCAAGCCTTGGAAGGCACCACGGAACGTGCCGTTGAAAGCGGTACCGTCGGCCAGGCCGAAGAACTTCAGCGACTCACGGCGCACGCCGTTGGTGGTAAAGGCCGCTTCCTGCTTCTCCATGCCCATGTCCAGCTCCACCGGGACATCCATGCCACCGGCACGGTGTTCCTCGGTTTTGATGGTCAGTTTCGGCAGCGTCAGGCTGGGGACATCACCCTGGAAACTGACGCCATCGACGAACAGGTTCAGGTTGGCCAGGGTCTCGGGAATCATTGCCATGAGGTGCGCTCCTTATGCGGCGGTGTCGAGGACTTCGGTCAGCCATTGATTGGTGACCTCAACGCGGAAATTGGGGTTTTCAGCCGGCGGCACGTCGGTGAAGCGGATGTTCCAATACACCTTGCCCTGCTCCAGCTGGCTGGACGTGTTGAGCACGGGATCGGCGTACACCTCGTAGTTGATGATTGCGCCTTGGTTCTTGAGGTCGCGCATGAACGCCTGCAGGCCCTCGGTCACGTCCTTGACATAGGTCGCAGTGATTGAGCGGTCGACCGCCCACTTGTGGCCGTACAAGATCGCGTCCATGACGATATCCATCGTCCGCACACGGGTGACGAACGCCCATTTCGCATCGGTCGACAGGGTGCGGTTGCCCCACAGCCGGTAGCCGTCATCGCGAATGATGGTGGCGATGTTGGCGTTGTTCAGCAGGTTGGCCCGGCACGACTCGTCGCCGTCCAAAAACTCCACCGCGCGG